TCAGCCACGCTTCTTGGCGGCCCTGCCAGTGGCTGCGCCTGCGCGGCGCTGCTGAAGCTGAGCGATGGCGGCATCAGCCCCGACGGTGCGGCCGGCTTCGATGTCAGCCAGACCGCGCTTGGCGTCCTCGATCAGCAGCAGATGGATGCGCTCGCGCTCCAACTGGTGGTAGTAGTCCAGCCGCGCCGCGTCGATCAGCGCGACGTAACTTTCGCCGTTCTTGGTGATGATCTTCTCGGCGCCGGCCTTGGCCTGGTCGGCCAGCTCGGACAGCTTGGCGCGCGCCTGGGTGAAGGGCACCACGTCGCTGGCTGAAAAGCCCATGGCCGGCTCCCTTTGCTCGATGGAAGACAGGATTCTGTGCAGTCTACTGCGCGTTGCGGACGCGATGTTCGTGTTGCGTCAGCCCGATTGCTGGCGTTGCCTGATGCCCGGCGTTTGCCCGGCGTTTGCGCGTGCGGCGCAATGCGCGTCACGGCCCAGAAAGCCAAAAGGGTCAGCGACTTTCATCGCTGACCCTTCGGTTTGTTTGGCTCCCCGACCTGGGCTCGAACCAGGGACCTACGGATTAACAGAACGTCATCCGGCGGGTCAGTCCGCCGTAAGTGCTTGATTTACAAGGGAAGTAGCGCAACTATGCGAGTCCACGCAGTAGTCCAGTCTTCGGACTGTAGGGCGCCGGTCCCCGCAGTTCCCCCCACACTCCCCGCGGCCCCGGTGCCCATCGGCATCCATGACCACGCCGCGCAGCAGGAATGGGAGCAGTACCAGACCCAGAAGGGTATCGCCCGCTACCGGGCCTCGCTGGACCGCGAGACGAAGGACGGCGGCCTGAAGCGCCGTAGCCTCGTGGAGCTGGAGCCGGGCCAGCGTATCGCCGAGGAACTGATCGGCCCGCTGGTCGCGTCCGTCAAGGATGCCCAGGCCACGGCCATCGGCCGGGTGACCGAGGAAGGGCGGGGTAGGGGCGCGTCGGACCACGACTGGATGCTCTGTTCGATCCCCGCGGAAACGCTGGGGGTCGTGACGGTCCTCAAGGCCCTGACTTGCGAGGCGCCGTCGTCCTTTACGGGCGTCTGCCGCAGCCTCGGCGGCCGGGTGCAAGACGAGTACGACCTGATGCGCTGGAAGGAGCGCGAGGCACAGGCGGCGAAGGAAGCCAAGGCCGCAGAGCAGGCGCCGCCGCTGAACCTGTACCGCCTGATGACGCACCGGAACAAGACGGTGGACAAGCGGGTCTTCGAGAAGTGGTCCCGCAAGGCGCCGCTGTTCTCGGCGGGCGACTGGCCGATGGCGCTGAAGGCGTCGCTCGGTATGACGCTGCTGACGCTGCTGGTCGAAAGCAACGCCTGGTTTGAGGCGTACATCCAGCGCGAGAACAGCCGGACGAAGCGGATGTTCCGCATGACCGACTTGGCCCTGGCCTGGGTCAGCGACCGGCACAACTCGAACGAGCTGAACCGCCCGTACCTGCTGCCCATGATCTGCGAGCCGCGGGACCACTGCTACCCAGACTGACGGGTAGGATGCGTCGCCATGAAACGCGACGTGTCCTGGACCAAGGTCTCCCTGTTCTTCGCCGGAATGCTCCTGCTCGCCTACCTCCTTGGTGGAGGCGGGGAGGGCTACTGGACCTGGATGTACGGCTGACGCCGGACATCGCACACACGACCGCCCCGTGAGGGCGGCGTTTTCGTTCGCGCTGAAGTAGCGCAACATCTACACACACAAGCTGACTAGGAGCTGAACATGCACGCCGTTACCGTCAACCGCCAGTATCCGACCGCCCTGGTGCAAGTCGGGGGTCTCCAGATCACCGTCGAGCTGTCCGAGGGCATCCGTGTGGGTGACCCCGACTGGGCCCCGAAGATGGCGAAGGAAATCGCCGCCGGCCTGGAGTCGGCCTACGAGGTCCAGCCGATCCGCGGGGGCGTTTGATGACCGTGCGCCTGCTGCGCACCGAGACCTCCCGTGCCGTCCTCGGCGTCCTGTTCAACCCGAGCGCCGTCTGGTTCGGCGCCCACTGGAGCGGCTTCAACCGGCGCCTGTGCGTCAACGTCGTCCCGTGCCTGACCCTGTGGGTCGTACTTCCTGGAGGAACCGAACCGTGAAACCCATGCTTGCAAGCCCGTGCCCTCCCGAGGGCCCGCGGTTCCCCGTCCTGGCGTCCCCGAAGCTCGACGGGGTTCGCTGCCTGATCCGCGACGGCGTGGCGCTGTCCCGGAAGCTGGAGCCGATCCCGAACCGCTACGTCCAGTCGCTGTTTGGTCGCCCCGACTACGAGGGCTTCGACGGCGAGCTGATCGTCGGGAAGCCGACGGACCCGGGGGTGTTCCAGGCAACCATGTCCGGTGTCATGCGCGTCGAGGGCGAGCCGGACGTCCGGTTCTTTGTCTTCGACCAATGGGACTCCGAGGACACTGCCTTCAACGACCGCCTGGCCGATGTCTCCGGACTGATCCGACTCCTGGAGCAGGAACCCGGGTGGGGCGGGAAGGTCGTGGCGGTTCCGCACCTATGTCTGGGCACCGCGCCGGAGCTTGCCGCTTACGTCAGCGACTGCGAGGCCCACGGCTTCGAGGGCGCGATGGTTCGTGACCCCGCCGGGCTTTACAAGTTCGGCCGCAGCACCGCCAAGGAAGGCGGGATGCTGAAGGTCAAGTCCTTCGCTGACAGCGAGGCCGAGGTCATCGGCGTGGTCGAGCTGATGCGCAACGCCAACGAGGCCGAGCGCGATGCCCTGGGCCACACCAAGCGCAGCAAGGCGAAGGCGGGGCTTGTCCCGGCCGGAGTCCTGGGAGCCCTGAAGGTCCGCGACATCCACACGGGGGTCGAGTTCCAGATCGGCAGCGGCTTCGACGCCGCGCAACGGGCCGCCTTCTGGGCCGAGCGCGACGCTCTCCCGGGCCGCATCGCCCGCTACCGCTACTTCGCCTCCGGGGTCGTCACGGCCCCGCGCTTCCCCGTCTTCGCCGGCTGGCGGGACATCCGCGACATCGAGATTTCGAGCGCGTCCAAGTAGTCCAACTTCACCACAAGGCAGATCATGAAGAAGCTGTTTCTCCCTCTCCTGGCCGCCGCCGCCGCCCTCCTGGCCGGCTGTCAATCCGCCGCCGACGTCGCGTCGCACAACCTGTCCAAGGCCGCCGACCAGTTCGAGGTCAGCCGCCGCGTCGTCTTCTACAACGGCATCACCGGCGACTACATGCTGACCATCGAGGGCCGCTGCTCCCTGGGCAGCGCGACCGCCACCGATGCGGTCACCGTGACCTGCAAGACGGGCCCGAACGAGTTCAAGAAGCACTTCCTCGGCCTGTCCGACAACGTGACCTACTTCGCCGAGCAGGTCGCCCCGGTCCCGGCGGACGTCTACCGCTACCGGGTCCTGTTCCGTCCGACGACCATCGTCCCGGACGTCGATCTGGACGTCCCCGGCTCGAACTGACCCCGCAAGTAGTCCAACACCACCATAGGCAGACCATGCAGCCGATCAAGACCCTGACCCCGGCCGTCGCCGACATCCTGAACACCGCGCCGCTTCTGCGCCTGACGGTCCAGACCGACGCCTACGCGCTGGGGCTGTCCTACCCGCGCTCGCTCCACGAGCACGAGAGAGCCAAGGCTTCCCGGGAACTCGGCGCCGAAATCCTCAAGGCGGCCGACGTGGAGACCGGCTTCGACGGCCTGACGGATCGCTACCGCACCGAGTACCGCGTCTTCGCCATGAACCAGGCGGACCTGGCGATCCTCCTGACCCGTGCCTTCGAGGCCGGTCGCCGGGCCAAGTGACGTCCTTCGCCCGCAAGTAGTCCAACTTCACCACACAGCAGATCATGAGCCACAAGACCGCCAAGCACCTCCGCACCCTCGCCAAGAAGCACCTGGGGCACCTCCCGGCCCGCAGCTACGTCGAGGGCAACCCGTCCTTCCGCCTGGTGCAGGGCACCGAGACGAACACCGACGGCACCCCGCGGATGCACGTCGCTTCCGTCGTCGGCCCGCGCAGCCTGGACCGCTGGTGCCAACGCCGACTGATCCAACAAGCCAAGCAGATGGCCCGCACCGGCCGCCACGGCTGACCCACCCCACCCACTAGGCCCCCGGGCCACGCTGAAGAACAGGCAGACCATGACCATCGAACTGATCCCCGGGGGCTACCTCGGCATCCGCAGCCGGACCATCAAGACCCTCAACAACCCGCACACCGAGGCGATGACCCGCCCGATCACCGGGGCGGCGCTTGAGGGTCTGAACTGGACCCAGAAGACCCAGTGGCGCGTGAACCGCAAGGTTCTCGACGTGGCTCTGGACCTTCGGCGGGACGGCATCGCCGCCCCTGGACTCCCCGGACCCGACGGGCGCCCGCTGCCCCCGCGGCTGGCGGACTCCGAGTACGAGGCCCTGACCAAGGACGAGCGGGTCAAGCTGATGCGCGACCTGGAGGAACTGCGGGGCGTCAACGCCGTCATGGCGGGCACCCGCTCCGCGGTCTACCGGAAGCTCGACGTGGCCCGGGACATGGCGCAGTTCCCCGCGATCTGGTTCCCGCACTTCCTGGACTTCCGGGGGCGGCTGTACCCGATGGCGCAGGACCTGCACACCCAGGGCGACAGCATGACCAAGGGTCTGCTTGAGTTTGCCGCGGGCGTCCCGCTCGGGCAGCGCGGGAAGTGGTGGCTCTACGTGGCGACGGCGAACGCCTTCGGGCACGACAAGCTGCCGCTTCAGGAGCGCGTGGACTGGACCGAGAACAACATCCACGACATGCTCGTGATGTCCTCGGAGCCGCTGGCGGCGCTGGACCTCTGGGCGACGGATGCCGTGGACTCTCCCTGGGAGGCCCTGGCCCTGGCCTTCGAGGTCGGGGCCCTGGCCCGCTGGGAGGCCCTGGGCAACAGCCCCGAGGACTTCCTGAGCCACGCACCTATCCGCCTGGACGCGACGTGCAGCGGCATTCAGCACCTATCCGCCCTGATGCGCGACACCGTGGCGGCCCGCTGCGTCAACGTGCTCCCGACTGGGAAGCGCGAGGACATCTACGGCGAGGTCGCCAAGGCTGCGACGCTGCTGTGCGCCGAGCGTGCTGCCGGGGGTGACCCCCTGGCGCTGCTCTGGCTGGAGCGGATCAAGCGTGCCGTCGTCAAGCGTGCCGTCATGACGACGCCCTACGGCGTCACCGAGCGGGGCATCGTGGACCAGCTCGTCAAGGACGGCCACTGCAACTTCGTGCCGAACGGCAAGGAACGCTATGACGCAGCGTCCTACCTGAAGGACCTGATCGTCGGGGCGCTCGACGTGAACATCGGCAAGCCCCGCGAGGCGATGCTGTACTTCCAGAGCGTTGCGAAGCATCTGGCCGAGACGGATACCCCGCTGATCTGGGACACCCCGTCTGGCTTCACGGTTCGCCAGGGCTACTTCGAGCTGGGCCGCAAGGAGGTGAAGACCCTCCACGGGTCGATCATCCTGACCCCGGAGACACCCGAGGCGGGCCTGGTCGGCACCAAGCAGCGTGCGTCCGCCGCACCGAACGTCGTCCACTCCTTCGACGCCGCCCACCTGTCGCTGACCGCGGTCGCCCTGAAGCACCAGGGAATCCGGGACCTCGCGTTCGTCCACGACTCCTTCGGCACACACGCCGGGAACACGGACGTCCTGGCCCGCTCGGTCCGCGAGGAATTCATCTCGATGTACTCCCGGCCGGCGCTGCACGATTGGCGCGAGTCGGTCATCAAGCACACGGGGGTCGAAGACATCCCTGAAGTCCCCACGCTCGGCGAACTGGACGTCTCCTGCGTCCGGGACTCCGAGTTTTTCTTCAGCTAGAAGTAGCGCAATACCTCCACAAGCAGAGCACATGAGCAAACGATTCGACCTCGCCAAGTTCGCGGCGGGGACCAAGTACCACGACCCGGTGACGCGGAACGTCGTGGTGGCGGTTCACGTCTGGAACGACGGCGAGGTTCGCGTGTCGTTCGTGGACGGCGCCAGCCCTGACTACCGGCTGGACGGAACCAACAAGCTGGCGCGGGCGCACAGCCTGGTCGAGGCCCCGGTCCCCGTGCGCTACCGCACAGAGGTGTGCGTCACCGGAAGCGGCGAGGTCCTGACGCACACCGCGCCGGCCGCCGAGTACCTGAAGAAGACGCCGCCCGGCGCCCGCGACGGGTTCCACCGGCTCGTCGTGGAAGCCCACGAGTTCGATGTCCCCGCTGACGTTCTTTGACCGGCGCATCGAGCAGGACCTACAGCCGCTCATCCAGACGCTGACGGTCACGCTGTCGCACGACATCACCGAGGCGGGCCTGTCCTCCAAGAGGCCCGTCGAGGACATCGCCAAGGCCGCCCTCGTCGCGCTGGCGCTGGCGGCCCGGGGCATCCGGGAAGTCGCCGACCTCCCTGTGGGGGTGTGGGCCGAGGCGAACCGCATCGCCACCAGCCCGACCTCCCTCACCAACACATCACCAACTCTCCCGGCAGTCGTCGCGTGGCAGTCAAAGCTCGCCGCGACCCGGAATACCGACAAGAAAAGGAACTGACATGGGTCAGAAGATCAAGGAAAGCATCATCACCCCGGCCGGCGTGCTGGCCTGGACGTGGCTGGAGAAGCCGGACACGTCGCCGATGGGCAAGAACAAGTACAAGACGGCGATCCTCCTGCCGAAGGGCGTGCCGGCGAACGACGCGCTGGCCGAAAAGCTGAACGCCCTGCACAAGCAGGTCAAGGGCAAGCGCGACAAGGCCCCGGTGAAGTGCGGCGACGCCTACATCGAGGACGCCCCGGACGCCGAGACCGCCACGAAGCGCGAAGCGTTTCGTGGCCACTGGTTCTTCACGGCCAAGTCGAACAAGGGCCCGAAGGACGACAAGGGTCTGCGCCTGGTGGATGCCGGCCGCCGCCCGCTGGCGAAGGCGCCGTCGAGCGGTGACCTGGCGAAGCTGGCGATCTACGCGACCGACTACGCGCAGGACGGCAGCACGGGCGTCACGCTGTACCTGAACGCGGTGCAGCTCCTGGAGCGCCGCAACCACGGCCGCGACGATGGCTTCGGCGACGAGTCGGACAACTACGGTCTGGACAACGCTGCCGCCTCGATCCCGGAGCGCGAGCAGGGCGACGAGAGCGACGAGAGCGACGACGAAGACGGTGACGGCGGCAATTTCTAAGGATGCCGTCACGGGCGAGGTCGTCATGACCTTGCCCGTCGTCCCGCTCCCGGCCCCGCGGCCCCGCTTGACCAAGTGGGGCACCGCTTACTACCCGGCCACCTACAAGGCGTTTCAGAACGAGTTGGCCGGGTTGATCCCCCCGGCCGCCGAGCCTCTGACCGGCGAGCTGCTGGTCGAGGTCGAGTGCGTCTGCAAGCCCATCGCCAAGAGCAAGTTCAGCACCCCCGCGGGTGACTGCGACAACCTGGCGAAGGGCCCGATGGACGCCCTGACCAAGGCCGGCTGGTACGGCGACGACCGACAGATCGTGGACCTCCACGTCACCAAGCGCTTCCCCCGTGCCGGCGAACAGCCGCACATCCGCATCTCCCTGCTGGAGTTCGACGTCCCTGCACGCCGCCACCAAGCGTATCGGGATCGCGGACTGGACCCGGCGGGTTGCCTCTACTAGGAATTCAATGACCATCTCCCCCCAAGCACTCAAGGTGCTCCAGCACCTCCAAGACACCGGCTCCATCTCGAACGTCGAGGCGCACGCCGTCCACCGCGTTCGCAGCGTCTCGCGCCGCATCACCGAGCTGCGCAATGCCGGCCACCGCATCGAAAAGCGCCAGTGCCGCGACGTCACCGGCCAGCGCTACGTCCGCTACGTCCTGGAGCGCTGAACATGAACAAGATCAAGCTCGCCGGTGCCGCCCTGATCGCCCGGTTCTCCCCGGTCCCGGAAGGCGTGGATGACGTCCTCGCCCAGTTCAAGGTGACCCACGACCGTCTGCACGCTGTCATGCAGCGCGAGGCCGCTGCTGCCGCCGACAAGGAGGCACAGGTCGAGGCGCTGAAGGCGCAGATCGGCGCCCACTACACCGAGCGCGTCCGCGCCGCGCAGGCCGCCATCAAGGTCGCCGCGCTGCTCCCGTAACGCAACGCGCACCCCACCCACCACGCGCCCCCGGCTAACCCCCGGGGGCGCTTTGCTTTGAGGACTGCCATGACGAAGCCCTACTTCCCCACGACTCTCCGAGCCAACGGTTACCGCGCCGAGTCCCTGCCGGACGGTCGCTGGTCCGTCCGCGGCCGGGGTCAACCCCGGTCCATCAAGACCCACGCCGAGCTGATGGCACTCCTGAACGCGAAGCCGCGCCGTGCCGCACAGCGACGCACCTGAATCCACGCTGCTCGAAAAGGGCCCGTGCCCCGACTGTTCGAGCAGCGACGCCTGCGCCAGTTACAGCGACGGCCACACCTACTGCTTCTCCTGCGGAACGCACACACCCGGCGACGGGGGTGAGCCCCGCGATCCCCGCCCCAAGACCCCGAAGGAACTCCTGCATGTCGCCTACCGTGAGCTGCCGAAACGCGGTCTTCGAGAAGAAACTTGCAAGCGCTACGGGTATGGTGTCACCGAGCACGGTGGCGGCCCGGTGCAAGTCGCCACGTATTGCGACGCTTCCGGCGCTCCTGTCGCCCAGAAGGTGCGGACTCCCGACAAAGACTTCTACGTCCTCGGGGACCTGAAGACCGCCGGACTCTTTGGACAGCACCTGTTCCGCACCGGAGGCAAGAAGGTCGTCGTGACCGAGGGGGAGGTCGATTGCCTCTCCATCGCTCAAGCGATGGCCTTGAAGTGGCCGGTGGTCAGCATCGCCCGCGGGGCGAAAGGCGCGACCAAGGACATCAAGGCCGCCCTCGAATGGCTCACGAGCTACGAGGAAGTCGTCTTCTGGTTCGACAACGACGAGCCGGGACGCGAGGCCGCCATCGAGTGCGCCAAGCTCCTGCCGCCTGGGAAGGCGAAGATCGTCACCACCCCCTTCGACCTGAAGGACGCCAACGACCTGTTGCGCGAGAAGGGCGCCCCGGCCGTCGTCAACGCGACCTGGGAGGCCCGTGCCTACCGCCCCGACGGCATCGTCGCGGGCTCTGAGCTGACGGTCGAACGCCTCAAGGCCAAGACCGCGCTCGGGTGGCAGACCCCTTACCCCCTGCTAAACGAACGAACCCGCGGCGTGCGGCCCCGGCAACTGTGGTTGCTGACGGCCGGCACCGGGGTCGGTAAGTCCACCGACGCCCGCGAATGGATGTACGCCGCCTTGTGCGAAGGCATCCCGGTCGGCGCCGTGTTCCTGGAGGAATCCGTCGAGGACACCGCGAAGTACCTGGTGGCCCTGGACCACAACATCCCCGCCGAGGACCTGGAGGACAACCCCGAACTCCTGACGGACGCTCAGTGGGGCGCAAGCCTCACCAAGTTGTTCGGCGCCGGGCTGTACCAGGCATACGACCACTTCGGCGCCACCGACGCGGACGGCCTGCTGTCCAAGCTGGAGTTCATGGCGGTCAACGGTGCCCGGCTGCTGTTCCTGGACCACCTGACCATCGCCGCCACCGGCCTCGACCTCGAAGGCACCGACAAGCTGATGGTCGCCCTGCGGGCAATGATCGAGCGGACTGGCTGTAGCGTCATCGCCATCGCCCACATCCGCAAGACCCCCAACGGCGCGAGGGCGGCTGAAGAAGGCGGGCAGATCAGCCTGGACGACATCAAGGGCTCCGGCTCCCTGAAGCAGGTCCCGGACGTCATCGTCGCCAAGGAGCGCGACCAGCAGGCCGAGGACGACGACGAGCGCAACGTCTCGCAGCTCCGCGTCCTGAAGGTGCGCCGGGGCGGCAAGACTGGCCCGGCCGACATCCTGCGCTACGACACGAAGACCGGGCGGCTGAAGCCTGCGGACCCCTCGGGGTTCTCGGACGAGGCCGCCGATGACGACGCGCCGTTCTGACCCCCGGGCCCGTCTGCTGGCCCTGGCGAAGCACCGAGCGAAGAAGCGCGGGCTTCCCTTTGCGATCACCGCAAACGACATCCCGATCCCGGTCTTCTGCCCCGTCCTTGGGATGCGGCTGCAACGCGGGGAAGGGCGCCAGGTGGACACGTCGCCCACCGTGGACCGCATCGACTGCGCCCTCGGCTACGTGCCGGGGAACGTGATCGTCATCTCCGCACGCGCGAACCGCCTGAAGGGCGACGCGCCCTGGTCCGAGCTTTACCGGATCGCGGCCTTCTACCAACAGATCAAGGACTGACTCATGACGAACGCCACTGCGGCGGGGCCGCGGCTGGCCTTCGACATCGAGACCGACGGCCTGCTGCGCGAGCTGACCCGCATCTGGGTCTTGTGCATCGGCGACCTGGACACCCAAGAGGTCGCTCGGTACACCGACTACGACCCGAACTACCCGAGCGTCGCCGAGGGCGTCGCCCGCCTGATGGGTGCCTCGCTCCTGGTCGCCCACAACGGCCTGGGGTTCGACCGAGAGGCCATCGGCAAGGTCACCGGCCAGTGGCTACCGCTGGACCGGCTGCACGACACGCTGGTCATGGGGCGCCTGCGCGACCCCGAGAGGCTGGGCGGACACAAGCTGGAGAGCTACGGCGTCGAGATGGGAATCCTGAAGGGGACCTACGACGACTGGAGCCGCTACACCGACGAGATGGGTGCGTACTGCGAGCAGGACGTCCGGGTCACGCTGGCCCTGTACGACAAGCTCAAAGCGGTCCTGACCTGGGGGGAGTCCTTCTTCCTGGAGATGGCCGTTGCCTACCTCATCGAGCAGCAGATGCGGAACGGGTTCACGCTCGACGTGAACGCCGGCATCCTCCTGGCGGCCGAGATTGACGCCGAGAGGCAGCGGCTCCAAGCCGAGCTTCAGCGGGTCTTCCCGCCGCAGTACGTGGCGGTGGAGGCCAAGACGCCGAAGCGTAGCCGGACCATGAAAGCCGGACCCGGTGGCGCCCCCTGCGGGTACACCGAGGGCTGTCCGTACACGGTCATCACCCTCCAGGAGTTCAACCCCGGCAGCGAGTACCACGTCGCCCGCCGTCTCCTGGCCCGCTACGGCTGGGTCGCCCCGCTCACCGAGAAGGGCAACCCGAACATCACCGAGGCGGTCCTCAAGAAGCTCGACTACCCCGAGGCCGATCTGCTGGTGCGCTTCGCCCGCGAGGACAAGCGCTGGACCCAGCTCGCGTCACCCCCGAAGTCCAACGGGACCGGGGGCGGGTGGCTTCACCACGCCGACGAGACCAACCGGGTCCACGGCTACGTGAACCCGAACGGGGCGGTCACCGGCCGCATGACGCACAGCCGCCCCAACAGCGCCAACATCGACAAGGACCCGCGGATGCGGGCTCTGTGGATTCCTGGCGTTGGCTGGGTGCTGGTCGGGTGCGACGCCGAAGGGCTGGAGCTGCGAATGCTCGCGCACTACCTGACCCCGTGGGACGGCGGCGCGTTGACCCATGCGCTGCTCGAAGGCGACAAGTCCAAGGGCACCGACGCCCACTCGATGAACCGGAAGAACACCGACCTGTTCTCCCGGGACGGCGCCAAGACCCTGCTGTACGGCTCGCTGTACGGGGCAGGGGACGAGAAGGCCGGGGCGATCTGGGTGGCCGACTGGCGATCCAGCGGGAAGCCCGAGAGCGAATGGCCCCAGTGGGCCTTCATGGCTCGCGGGAAGCAGCGACGTCTCCGGACCCTCAAGGCCATCGGACGCGAGGTCAAGGCCCGCCTCATCGACGGTATCAAGGGCTACCGCCAGCTCATCGAGGCGGTGCAGAAGAAGGCCGAGAAGTTCGGCTGGATTCGCAGCCTCGATGGGCGGCGCATCCGCATCCGCTCGTCACACGCCGCGCTGAACTCCCTGCTCCAGGGGGGCGGCGCGGTCGTCATGAAGAAGGCCCTGGTGATCCTGGATCAGAAGCTCCGCGCCGCGGGGCTCGTCCACGGCCGGGACTTCGGCTACTGCGCGAACGTCCACGACGAGTGGCAGATCGAGTGCAAGCCCGAGCTGGCCGCCTTCATCGGCGAGGCCGGCAAGCAAGCAATCACGGAAGCCGGGGAAGTCCTCGGCGTCCTGTGCCGTCTCGACGGCGCATTCGACATTGGAAAGAACTGGCATGAAACACACTGACGTGGCCGGGCAGGAACTGGAGGTCGGCGATTCGGTCGCCATCTCCGTCACCGGCTACCGGACCATGACCGTTGGCACGATCCTCCGGTTCACCCCGAAGGGGATGAAGGTTGCGTTCCGCAACCCGTTCCGCCACCCCGCGGCAGTCGAGGAAACCTTCCGCGAGCCCGGCATGGTGGCGAAGATTCAGACGGGGATCAGGGAATGAGGCGCCTCCGTGGCGCCACCTGGGCCGAGTGGCGCTGCCTGCTCGTCCTGGCCCTCCTGCTTCCCGCCGTCCTTCTCCCGGTCCCGTTTGGGCTCGTGGCGGGCGGTCTGCGCCGTCTGGACAACTGGTTCTACTGGGAGTACCCGAAGGGCGTGAATGCCATCCGGGCCCGGTTCGACCGCGTGCTGCGGCTGAAGCAGGCCGACTGGCACGCGCTGTCCCGGAGGCTGGACCTGTGACTCGCCGCAACATCGACCGCCTCATGGCGGTCGTCGGGTTCCCGAACCGCATCCTCTGGCGTTTCGGGTCCCCGGCGCTGGCCTACCTCTACTGGCGGTTCACCTGTCGGCTGTGGGCCTGGCTCTACCGAAGGGCGGGCGTCTGAGCCTGGCCCTCATTGACGGCGACGAAGCAGTCTTCAAGGCGTGTACGGCGAAGGTCGAGGACATCGACTGGGACTCCGGCGCCACCGTCACGCGGCTCCCGACATTCGAGGAAGCCGCCGCGAACCTCCGCAAGCTGTTCACCTCCTGGACCGGCGACGCCGGCTGCGCGGCCTACCGGGTGATCCTGTCGCCCGACGACCGCAAGCTGTTTCGTCGTGGCATCGACCCGACCTACAAGGAAGGCCGCAGCGAGAAGCCCGAGAACTTCTGGCCCCTCGTGGCCTACATCCGGTCGGAGCATGACCACGAGGCGATCCCCGGCCTGGAAGCCGATGACGTCATGGGAATCATGACCGGCCCGAAGGCCGTGATCGTCTCGTCCGACAAGGACATGAAGACGGTCCCGGGTCGCCTGCTGAACCCGGGCCGAGGCACGTTCACCGTCATCGGCCGCCACGAGGCGGACCGCTGGTGGATGTACCAGACCCTCGCGGGTGACCCCACCGACGGCTACAGCGGCGCCTGGAAGATCGGCCCCAAGAAGGCCGAGGCCGTCCTGGACCAGGGCTACTCCCTCAAGGAGTGGTGGCCGCTGGTCGTGGACGCCTTCCTCAAGCCCAAGAACAAGAAGGGCGAGGGCGTCCAGACCGTCCAGGAAGCCCGGACCAACGCCATGTTGGCTCGCATCCTCCGACCCGGCGACTACACCGCCGGCCACATCTCCTATCAGCTCGGGGCTCACCCCGTAGAACTGGATGTCGCAAGAATTTCCCGCTGACCGCGACTGCGTGGACTGCCTGCACTACGCGCAACCGCCGGCCAAGCTCCCGAAGCGCTGCCTGGAGTGTGCAGACGCCGGCCCGGGGCTCCAGCAGTTCGAGCCCTGGCCGTTCCCGCGAGCCGTCGTGCCGCGCCGTGTCCTGCTCAAGCCGCAGCCGGCCGCCATCGCCCCGACCCCCGCGACCCGGCCCATGATCCTCCCGACCGACGCAGCGATCCGCAAGAACATGCCGATCACGTCCGGTCTGCTGGACTACTTCCCGCTGGCCTGCGCCGAGGTCGCCCGCCTGAGCAAGGCCGGCAACGATCAGCACAACCCCGGCCAGCCGATGCACTGGAACCGCGAGAAGTCCCAGGACCACGCGGACTGCATCGCCCGCCACCTGATCGACCGACACGCGCGGGACACCGACGGGGAGCGCCACGCCACAAAGCTGGCCTGGCGCTCCTTCGCCCTGCTGGAACTCGTACTCGAAGCCGAGAAAGGAAACTGATGAACACCACGCAAGATGCGGTCCGCGCCGCGCTCGTGGCGGCCTGCCGCCAGACCGGCGACCATTACTTCAGGCCCCCCGAGGGCTTCAAGGTTGCGGAAGAGGGGGAGTGGGTGCAGGACTACAAGTACCAGGCGTCCACGGACATCGTGCGCCACGAGGCCACGGGCCGCTGCTTTGAGGTCTACCAGAGCAGAAGTGGCAGCTACCACACCGACTGGTACTACAGCACCCCGGAGCTGGGCGATGAGGTCAAGCTGGTCACCAAGACGGTCACCGTCGAGCGGTGGGAGGCCGTCTGATGGATACCGCCCTGAAAGACGTGAACGGCACCCCGCTGCGCATGGGTGACACCGTTGCGACCGCGATGGTTTCCCGTAGTGCGGGGCGCGGCCTCCGTCAGGGCATCGTCGTGACCCCGGCGATGTTCCGAGGTTGCATTGTGGTCAAGCTGGCCGACTCCGGCCGCGAGGTCTCCCGACGCTGGGACGAACTTGTGAAGGTCGCAATGTGAAGGCCGGAATGATCGCCGCCCTGAAGCGGCTGGCGATTCGTCTGCTCTGTCGGAATAAATTCGACCAGAGTAGAAGGCTCCCTATTGATTCATCTAAGGTCTTCTTGGACTTCAAGGATGAATCGGGAATCCCCGCCAATCTCCCCAGCCCCCGCGAACTGCGCGTCCTGGCGCTGCATCTGGAACAGACGATGCCGCCGACCGAGGCCCTGAGCCTGGCGCAAGCAAAGCGGTATGAGCTGATCCACGAACTCGCGGGGTATCACGATGCCATCGCCAGTATCCGAAACGTCGCGGACGTCCTGGAAGAAGCCGAACGGACCGCGCAGGATGAGGCGCAGATTCTTCCGAGAGCTGAATGATTTCCTACATCGCGTGGGTTACCCATTCGCTGCGGATTGGTCTTTCGCTCTCCTTGCACGCAGCACGGCATACATGCTCCAAGGCAGCGATGGTCCTGTCGCTGCGGTCTGGGTCCAGCACCTCGGCGACCGGATCGGCGACCTGCACCTGTGCGTGTCGCCCGACCTGCGCGGTAGGTGGGTGTCACCGCGGAGCCTGCGTCTACTCGCACACGCGCTGCGTAGCGACGGATACCTGACCGTCGAGGCCCGGCCGAGCTGCCCAGAGCACGCGGGCTATCTGGTCCGCCTGGGATTCTCCCGCCAGCCCGACGGCTTCCGTCTACCCCTTTACGAAGACACGCACCCATGAAACCCAAGATGGCTGCGGCCCCGCCGCCACCTCCGATTCAGCCCGAGCTGAAGAACAAAGGCGTGATGGAGGACGCGGAAAGCGCCCCCGACGCTGCGGTGTCAAAGCGCCGCGCGAACCGTGACGGTCTCCGTGCCGCCTACCTGACCGCACCGACCCAATCCGTCGGCGTGAATCTCGGGTGATCCCGACCCTCTCCACCAGCCGCAAGCTCGAAGACCGCTACAAGGAACTGACCCCTGAGCGCGAACCCTACTTGCGCCGGGCCCGCGCCTTCGCGTCGCTGACCGTCCCCTCTGTTTGTCCGCCGCTGGGCCTGACGGGTTCCGCGGACCTCCCGGAGTCCTATACGTCCTTTGGGGCACGCGGCTCCATCAACCTCGCGTCCAAACTACTCCTGACGCTCCTGCCGCCCGGCGACTCATCGTTCAACCTGAACGTCCCGGTCCGCACGTTGATGGAACAGGGCGTTCTCTCGCCCCCTCCGGAAATCGTGAAGGGCCTGGCGCAGTGCGAGCAATTGGTCAACGCGAAGATCGAGTCCCTTGGCTGGCGCCGCCCGACATTCGTGTCGCTGCTGCACCTGGTCATTGCCGGGAACGTCTGCGAGTACATCCTCCCGGATGGCCGCATCAAGCTGTACCGACTCGACCAATTCGTTTGCGTCCGGGACTGGTCCGGTGCGGTTCTCGAAGTCATCACTTGCGAAGCCATGAAGGTCCGGGCATTGCCTCCGGAATTGCGCGAGCGAACCCGCAAGAAGGACGACGAGACTGCCTACCTGTATACCCGGTTCACCCGCAAGGATGACCGGAATTACGAGGTCGAGCAGGCGCTCGATGACGTCGTAGTCAAGCCCTCGACCAGCCATACCGGCCTCATGCCGTGCAATGCGCTGGGCTGGGACCTGGCCCCCGGCGAGCCCTACGCCCGCAGCCACGTCGAGGCCAACTTCGCGGACCTGGACGCGCTGGACGCCACGAGTAAGCACATCCGCGAGGGCGGCGCTCTGGCCGCCCGGCACCTGATCCTGGTCCGCCCTAACGCGGCCGGCGGCAACCTCCGCAAGCGGATCGCCGAGGCGCGGAACGGGGCGACCCTCGCGGGAAACCCCGAGGACGTCAACCCCTTCCAGTTCCAGAACGGCGCCGCGCTCCAGACCCTGAAGCTGGAGAAGGAAGACCTGAAGCGGGACCTGGCGCAAGCCTTCCTGATGACGGGCGACCTTCGCCGCGATGCCGAGCGGGTGACTGCCTACGAATTGCGGATGCTCGTCAACGAAATCGAGTCCGCACTCGGGGGCACGCACTCGCTTCTGAGCACCGAGCTGCAAGGCTGGCGCATCAAGAAGCTGATGGCCCAGATGAAGTCCCGGCGCGAGCTGCCTGACTTCGGGCCCGAAGACCTCCAGATCACCGTGACGACGGGCCTCGAAGCCCTCGGCCGCGATGAACGACTCAACAAGGTCCGCTCCTTCCTGGAGCTGCTGACCGCTGCCGGCCAGAACTTCGCCGAGGACGTCAAGCTGTACGTCAAGTTCGATGAAGTGCTGACGCCCGGCGCCATCGCCCTCGGCTTCCCGCAAGCCATCCGCACGGATGGGGAAGTTCAGCAGATGCGTGCCCAGCAACAGCAAGACCAGATGGCCCAAGAGGTCGCGGGGAAGGTCGCAGGACCCCTCGCTTCCGCAGCGGCCGAACAAGGAATCCCCGCATGACGACGAACGCCGCCACCCCCACGACCGCTCCGGCGGCTACCGCAGCCCCGGTCACCCCGCCGGCACCCGGCACCCCGGAATACGCAGCCGCGATGGCTGCGGTCTACGACAACCAGGTCCCCAAGACCGACGCCCAGACGGCGGCCGAACAAGCCGCTGCCGCTCAAGCCCAGCCCCCGCAGGAACAAGCCGCCAAGACTCCGGAGTCGGCGCCTGCGGTCCCGCCGGTCGAAGCCCCAGCAGACGAGACCCCGGTCGAAGCCCCAGCCCCGCTGGCGGACCTGTTCAAGGACCCGAGCGTCCTGGTCATCCAGGAAGACGGCAAGCTGTCCTCGACCATCCGGGACGCCCTGGTCAAGGCTGGCATCCCCGAGGGCTTCATCGCCCAGGCCGAGGCCGGTCACGTCGCCATCCTGCAAGCGCAAGAGCAGGAGCTACACGCAGCCGCGGGCGGCAAGGAGTCGTTTGACTCCTTGGTGTCCTGGGGGCAGAAGAACCTGTCCGAGGCCGAGCGCAACTACTTCGACCAGCAGCTCAACAGCCCGTTTCGCAAGGAAGCCGTCGCGCTCCTGAAGCAACGGGCCGGCGCTGCGGTGGACCCCCGCCTGTTCACGCCCTCCAGCACCGGCCAGAACGGCCCGGTCGGCTTCGAGTCCCAGGCCCAGATGGTCGCCGCGATGCGCGACCCGCGTTACCAGATCGACCCGGCGTACCGCGCCGAAGTCTCGCGCCGCCTGGCGGTCTCGGACTTCTGACCCGCACCCGCTAACCACCCCCAGACGCCCCGAAAGGGGCGTTTCCATTTCTACGCGCCCCGCCTGCTGGCCCCTTCGATGGGTCGGCGGCGGGGCGTTTCCGTTTCTGAAAGAACCCAATGACTTTTTCCACCAACGCTGGCGCCCCGGTTGCATTCGGTAAGGGCCAGACCGCCGACGACCGCGCCCTTTTCCTGAAGCAGTTCGGCGGCGAGGTCCTGACCTCGTACACCGCGCAGACCCTGACCGCGGGCAAGGTCCGCGAGCGCGTCATCTCGTCGGGCAAGAGCGCCCTGTTCCCGAAGACCGGAGTCTCGACGGCCGAGTACATGACCCGCGGCCAAGAGGCGATGGGTAACCCGTTCGAGACGGGTGAGGTCGAAATCACCGTGGACGGTCTGCTCTCGGCGAGCCATTCGCTGTGGGACCTGGACACGCTGATGTCGCACTTCGACGTCCGCGGCCCGATGACGGCCGACATGGGCGCCGCCCTGGCCCGCGTGTACGACAAGAACAACTTCCGCCAGATCGCGCTGGCGGCCCGCACCGCCGCCGCGGGCATCTTCCCGGGCGGCACGGTCATCGCCGACGCCGGCCTGCTGGGTGCGGGCGCTGTCGATGGCAAGGCGTGGATGGACAAGATTCGCGCCGCGAAGCTCGCGCTGCTGAACAAGAACATCCCGGCCAACACGTCGTTCTACATGGTCGTGCCGTTCGCGGTCCTGGACGCGCTGAAGTACGCGATTGCCGCGGCGGGCGTCTATCTGAACCTGAACTCGCAGATCGCGGGCGCCAGCGCCGGCACGATGGCCGAGCCCACCGAGTCGATCCGCTACGAAGGCGTGACGATCTACGGCTCGGCGCTGCTGCCGAACACCGACGAGTCCGCCGACACGACCGTCTGGGCGAAGTACCGCGCGAGCTACGCGAAGACCACGGGTCTGATGTGGACCCCGGACGCCGTGGGCGTGCTCAAGCTGAAGGGCATGGGCGTCGAGACGTTCCGCGACGTCCGCCGCCAGGAGAACTTCATCATCGCCACGATGGCGACGGGCCACGGCACGCTCCGTCCGGAGTGCGCGGTGGAGTTCAAGACGGTCTAAGCGTCACCACCAATGGGGGGGTCCTTTACGGGGCTCCCCCTTTTTCTTCGTTATCCAAGATGGCACTCACCAAACTCCAAGCGATCAACGAGATTCTGACTTCGGTCGGCGAGACCGCGATGCTGACGCTGGTCGCGGGCGCGACCGACGCCACGAACGCCGAGGTCATCCTGGATGCCGAAGCACGCAAGCTGCTGGCTCGCGGCTGGGCCTTCAACACCGATGAGCGCTTCACGCTCGCCAATAACAGCGACGGCCGCGTGCCCGTCCCCGCCGACGTCCTACAGATCGACGCGACTGACCCCGACCTGGACTACGTGCAACGCGGCGGGTTCCTCTGGGACCGCGCGAGGAACACCGACCTCCTGTGGGCCCCTGCGGAATGCCGGGTCGTCCGGGACCTACCGTTCGAGTCCTGCCCGTACCACATACAGCGGCAGATCGTCGCAAGGGCAGCGCAGAAGTACCAGCGCAGCTACGTCGGCTCCCCGCAGCTCGACGGCTTTGCCACGGAAGAAACGCTCATGGCAACCGCTGATGGCGCTGACGCAGAGGCGGACAGCGACGACTACAACGTCCTCGATAACCCCGAGCTGGCCTACCTGCGCCGCAACTCTTACCTGGGGGGCCGCTGATGGACTCCCGGGTCGCACCCCACATCACCGGCCTGGCCGCCGGGGTCTCCCGCCAGGCGCCGCTCCTGCGGTCCCCGAACCAGGTCCAGGCGCTCGACAACATCCTGCCATCCGTGGACCACGGGGGCCTCTTGGACCGTCAGGGGACCATCACGCGGGCCGTCCTGCCGGTGGCAGGCTACAACCCCGCCGGCCTTCACACCTTCTTCCGCACCAGCGACGGGCAGCGCTGGGTCCTCCTGCGCCGAGTCGAGGCCGGGAACTTCGAGGTCCGTAACCTCGCAACCGGCGAAGCAGCGGCACTCACGATGTCTGCCGCCGCCCAGGGCTATCTCGCCGCATCCGGCGGTGTCCTGAAGGCCGCGACCATCGCGGATACGACCCTGCTCCTGAACACCGGGGTCACCGTCACATGCACGGTCCCGGCCAAGCCCGCGCTGGGTGCGGCTTACGTATTCATCCGGCGGGTATCCAGCGCCAAGCAGCAGATCACCGTGGCGCGGTCCAGCGGTGCTTCCGCGCAGGCGGTGCTGAAGGCGCAGAACGAGGACACCCGCGAGACCGCGGCGAGCAACCTGGCGACAGCTATCCAGACCAACCCCGGAATGGGGGTGACGGCGTACACGCTGGGTAATGCGCCCTACGTTGTGAAGCTGGTCGGTCCGCCAGCGGTCATCGCCGAGCTGTCCGCTCGGAACTCGTGGGACGAGTCCGGCGTCGTGTTCATCAAGGGCAGCGTGGCCGCGTCTACCGAGCTGCCGCCCGCGTTCGATGAAGGCATTTCCATCGCTGTAGACCAGGGCCGGGGCGACTTCAAAAACCGCTACTACGTCCGCTACAGCCTGGCGGACAACGCATGGCTGGAGACCAGCTACCTCGACGCGGACTACCCCACCGCCACACTCGACCAGAACACCCTGCCGGTCAAGCTCCGACAGATCACCCCGACGTCCTTTGCCATCGACGTCTGCACCTGGGTCCAGCGGAAGAAGGGCGACGACATCTCGAACCCGCTCCCGTACTTCGTGGGGAAGAAGGTCAGCGAGATTGCCTCGTGGCGTGGGCGGCTGATCTTGTCGTCCGGGGATACCCCGCACGTCTCCCAGCCTGACGACATCTACAACTTCTGGCGTGAGACCGCGCGAGAGGCCCGCGCGTCCGATGCCTTCGCACTGCCGTGCAACGCGCCGGAGCTGACCGAGGTCTACCACGTCATTCCGTTCCGCAACAAGCTGATCGTCACGGCGGACAACGCCCAGCTCGAAGCTGGTGGCGACAAACCGTTCACCGAGGAAGACGCCTCCCTGGCCGTTGCGACCCGCTACCAGATCGACAAGACCTGCCGGCCCAAGGTCGTCGGGGACGCCCTGTACTACACGGGGGTCGCCGAGGGTCGCTCGACGCTCTGGGAGTACAGCTACAGCGACGCGGCCGGGAGCAACACCTCGGCCGACTTGGCGAAGCATGTCCCGGGGTACGTCCCGGGCCGCCCCCAGAAGATCGTTGGTTCCGCCCAGGCGTCCCGCCTGTTCCTCTGGACCCCCGCCGACCCGTCGTCCCTCTTTGTTCATTCGGGCTACTGGAAGGACGGACAACGTGCCCAGAGCGCGTGGAGCCGCCTGAACTTTCCCGGGGTCACCGCTATCTGGGAGACCTGGGTGGACGCCGACGCGCTGTTCCTGATCGCCCGTAGCGCCACGCACCTGTGGCTGTTGGAAGTCCCGGTGGAGTCCGGGGTGGGTCTCCTGTCGCCTACCGCCGAGCAGCGTCTGGACTTCCAGATGTCGATCCCTATCGCCTACAACGCCGCGCTCGGACGCAGCGAGGTAACCCTACCAACTGGCTACAGCGGTCTCGGGGTGCCTCTCGTCCTTACGGTGCTGCGGCCCGGCGACGACTGGGTTACCGACTACCCGCTCACCGTTGCGGGCGCGGTCGCCTACGTGCCCGGGGCCATCCCGGTTGTCACTGGAACCCTGGGCATCCGCTACGAGCGCTCCATCGAACTCTCCCCGTTCAACAGCCCGGACGGTGAGCGCAACACCAGCGACGGAATCTTCCAGGTCCACGGGGTCACCCTGGACATCCTGGTCAGCGGGGACCTCAAGGCGACCGTGCGGCGCGGCGACCGTCCCGATGCGGTCATGCAGATCACTTCGCGGATCGTCGGCCAGCAGGCGGCAACGCCGGTTCTCCGGCGCGATTGGGCGGCAAACGTCCCGGTCAACGCACGGGGCTCCCGGGTCTCCGTGACCGTCGCTACCGATTCGACCGCGCCCCTGGCCCTCACCGGCTACACCCCGCGGGGCCGCTACACCACCACTTCCACCTGAGACCATGAACGAACTCACCAAGTCGGCCCACGCCAACGTGGACCGCCTGGAGGCCATCACGTCCCAGATGCCCCAGGTGGACGTCGGCACCCGCCACGTCTGCGACGGGGGCGTCTACGTCCGAACCGTGCGACTCTCGAAGGACACCCTGGCAACGGGGAAGACCCACAAGCACCCGCACTGGGTCGTGCTCCTGCGCGGCCGTGTGTTGGTCACCGACACCGTGACCGGCGTCGAGGAAGTCCACGCGCCGCGCCTGATGGAGGCACCGGCCGGAAGCCGTCGGGTCGTCCTGGCCCTCACAGACTGCCTGTGGGTCAACCTCCACGAGACGCCCGAGACCGACCTGGACGCCCTGGAGGCTGCGCTGATCGCGCCGATGCCGGCCGCCGGCCGCGCCCTGGAGGCTGACTGATGGCCTGGGTCGCAACGGCCGTCGCGGTCGTCGGGGCCGCTGTCTCCTACCAGCAAGGCGTCAAGAACGCCGAGGCCATGTCAGCGAACGGTGTCCGCCAGCTCAAGGCCACCTATGCCGCTGGCGCGGCGCAGGAGCGCGAGTTGGCCGACCAGTCCCGCACCGACCAGGAAGACGTGGCGACGGCCGCGCAGCGCTCCCTGTCGATGGCGCGGGTCATCGCCGCTGAAGGCGGCGGCGGGCTCGAAGCTCGGGCCCGAAACATCGCCGCAGCCGCCGCAACGGACTCGTCGCGGATCGAGGAAAACCGGCTCTCTGGTATCTCCAGCACCCGCAGCGGTATGGCCGCAGGGGCGCTCCAGAACGACCAGACCCAGGCCGACGCCGCGGCGACCAGCAAGGCCGCCACGGTGCAGTTCCTGACCTCGCTGGCGTCTACCGCAGCGAACGCCTACGGCTCGAAGGTTCGTGAGCAGAAGCTCATGGATTCGATGAAGAACAACACGGCGGACTACAAGAACCCGTCGCTCTACGTCAACTACCTAGGGGGCAAGTAATGGCGGACCTCCGCAGCACGGCGGACCGCCCCGGTTCCGCGGGGGGCTCCATGCAGCTCCCGAACTCCCGGGTCCGCCTCGCGGGCGCCCAGCCTGTCGTGGGTCAGGTCCGGCAGAACGCCGGGCTCGACCAGATCGGCAACGCTCTTGGGTCGTTCTTCGACAAGACCGCGCAGACCGCGGCCCAAGTGCGGGAGACCGAGTTCCAGGTCGAGCTGCAACAGCAGCAGCGCCGTAACGAGGGCCTGGGCGTCGAGGGCGTCGCTGACGCCGCCGCCGGCCGGGAGATGGACCCCGAGAAGGCGCAGAGCTACAACTACTTCTCCGCGTTCCAGCGCAGCGCCGCATCCGCACGGAGCGCCGTGCTGGTCAACGACTTCTCCAAGATCGTCGCGGCGGCCCCGAAGGATGGCTCTTTCGACTTCGACGGCGCGGCCAAGACTTTCCTGAAGGAGAAGGTCGGTCAGACCGGCGAGGCTGACCACGACGCGACGCTACTCGTCCGCACCACGCAGGGGCTGGAAGCCATCCGCGGCCAGCACGACGAGCAGGTCCGCCAGACCGTCCTGACCAACAACCAGAACGCCTTCGTCGCCGGGGCTACCGCCAAGATCACGAGCCCGCTCGGGTTCAATGCAGCCGACCTCGCCGAGATGCGCAAGGACGCCCTGGCTCTCGCGCAGGGCAACACCGAACTGGCGGGGCAGCTCCTGTTCAAGGGGCTTACGAACGGCGTGGTCACGGAGCGTCAGCAGACAGCCGTGATGCTCCAGGTCTACGCCCCCGGTCCGGACGGCCGCTCGCTGGCCGACGACCACCCCGACCTCGCCCTGCACATCAGCGAGTCGGCGCGGGAGCTGGTCGAGAAGACGCGCACCGTCGCCGCCCAGAAGTCCCTGGACCAACTGGACGCCCGGCTGACGAACCTGGTCAGCGGCAAGTCCTACGACAGCACCACCGTCGCCGAGCTGTACGACGACATCGCGGGCTCGGCAAACATCCACGGGGCCCACGCGGGTCACCGGGAGCTGATGCACCGGCTGGAAGCCTACGGGAAGGTCTGGGCCAACAAGAAGGCCAAGAGCGCCCTGTGGGTTCAGGCGGTCGAGGGTCGGCGCAGTCCAAGCGAGATGACCCGGCTGACCCCGGACGGGGAGCCCATCTCCCTCGCCGAGTACACCAACAAGCACTTCGAGGTCGAGTACGACCCCTACCTGGAGACGCAACTCGACCGCTTCCCAGCGCTCCTGAAGTCGCGGAGCCAGGAGGGCCTGGTGCGTCCGACGGCCACCAAGGCGGCGGCGCTGGAGTTCGCCACCTTCGCGGCCCACCCGGACATCCGGGCGGCTAGTCCGGAGGCAGTACCCCAACACCACCGCGCCCAGTTCAGCGCGGACCTCCTTGGCGGAAACGTCGAGGTTGCGTCCAACGCCTACCACCTGGTTCGGCAGGTCGAGAACCTGACCAAGGACCAGCAGTACGCCCTGAAGTTCCTGGACAACGACGAGTCCCGTCGCCGCTATCTGGCGGTGCGGGCCACCGAGGGCTCCCAGCTCCCGGAGGAAGCCTTGAAGCGGTTCATCGAGAACCCGCAGTCCGAGGCTGACTCGGCCGCCATTGCCAAAGGCGAGTTCAAGTATTCGTCGCTGCCCGGCTACATCGGAACCAAGGAGGCTGACGCCTTCAAGGACCTGACGGCCCGGATGAACAAGCAGCTCCGGGAAATCACCGGGACGACCAAGTGGTTCGGGAACGGCAAGGACATCGGCGCAGCCTCGGGGCGACTCCACACCCTGCTGCTTCAAGGGACCGCCGACGCTCTGCGCGAGCAGGCCCGGCTGGCGCCCGGCAGAGTCCCGGACGTTGATGCTGCCGTCAAGCAGTCCTTGGCGCTCTGGAAGGACCGCCTGATGGTTCTCCCTGGTCAGCATGGGACCGACCTGGTTGTCGAGGACCCGTTCGCCAGCCGCAAGACGCAGACCGGCAAGGTCTACGGCGACCCGGTGGCAACACTTAACGGCCGCCCGGTCTTCCGCTTCGGCGAGGTCCGCAACGCGGTCGGCGAGGTCGAGAACACGCGGGATCACTTCCACACGGACATCACGACCTTGGCGAAGGTGCTGCCCGACTTCGGCTTCAAGCCGGAGAACTTCTCTCTCGGTGACCCCAACTCGGTCAACGGGACGATGGAGGTCCGGGTCGGCGCCCGCGGGCCGCTGCTGCTGCCGCTCGGCAAGGCGATCCGGATGCAAGGCGAGGGCGGGACGAAGACCGTCACGCTTCCCCCGACCTACCACGAGGCGCTGCCGATCCTGATGCAGCACCTGAAGGGCTCGGGCTTCGTGGTCGAGGACCCCGGGGTCACCTACGGCGGTGGCAGTCAGACGGCAGTGCGCTTGCTGTACGCCCCGCGTATCGAGAAGGACGCAGCCTGGCTCGCCGAGCACGGCCGCGCCCGCAAGCCCGCGCCGATGCCGACGGTCCTGGAAAAGCTCCAGCTACCCAAGCCGGCGGCGAATGCCCTGGCCCTCAACCCGTGGTCGGGATGGAGCAATGAACCCCTTCGATCCAACTAACCCCCTCCACCAGGAGGCCAAGCTGATCCGCGAGATGGCCGTCAAGTCCATCGCCGCGGGCCGACTGTCCCCCGACGCCCTCAAGGAAGTCAACCGACCCGAGGGCTTCTCCTTCGATCAGTACACACCGATGGTTATGCAAAACGATCCCGGCAAGTTCGGGACTCCCAGCAATTCGCCTGGTGCCGACGTGTGGCGAAGCCTCGCCCGAGAGCGCATTGCCGGGGCCGAGAGCCACGTTGGCCTGGCCTACGACGATGCAGCAAAGGGCGCCAAGGCCCGCTCCGTGGGCTATGGGTTCAACCTGAGCCAGCCCTGGGTCCGCAACGGCATCAAGACCACCCTCGGGTGGAGCGACGCCGACGTCGCTGCCCTCACCGCGGGCAAGAAGCAGATGACGGTCACCGACTCCGACAAGGTTCTCGGCGCCTTCATCGACGCGATGAACTACGAGGTCAGCGCGAACACCCGGGGCATGGCCCTGAGTGCTCCCGCGCGGGCCGCGCTGGTGGACCTTACCTACAACTCGGGCTCCCCTGCGCTGAAGGCACGCGGCGTCTTCGACAAGCTGCGGCAGGGTGACCTCCGCGGCGTCATGGCGGCCATCGCCACCTGGGACCCGCCCACCAACATCAAGACCGGCAAGCCGCTGACACACGTCCAGCAGCGCCGCAAGGCCGCCGCGCGAGACATCGCGGGCGAATCCTGGGACCAATTCAAAGGCATGTTCTCGTGACCCAACCGACGCCCCCGCTGGACGACATTCGCCCCGATCCCGAAGCGGAACACTTCGCGCGGGCGTCGGCACCCCAGCCGGTCACCCGGCTCGCTCCCGAGATTCCCAAGGACGAGCCGGACACCCTGGACATCATCCGGTCCGCATGGCACCGTGAGAACCTGTTCGGCGCCTCGCTGAATCAGTTCGTCATCCGTGACGGCTCCGACACCGCGGCACCCGACTGGAACCCCTACGCATACGCCGTGAAGAACGCCGACGCATTCGGCGACGTCATGGGCTACGTGATGAAGGGGCACTTCGACAACATCTACTCCGAACGCGACTTCCTGGCGAAGGCCGAGCATCTGCGGAAGCAGCAGGAGGACAAGGAGGTCCTGGACGCCGGGGGCTGGCGCTCGGTCGCCGCCCAGATGGGCGTGGGCCTCCTGGACCCGACGAACCTAATCCCGCTGGGGAAGGGCGCCTTGAAGGGCTCCGTTTACCTGGGCGGGGCGACTGCGGCGACGGAAGGGCTTCTGCACCAAGCCGACCCGACCCGCACGCTTCAAGAGTCCGCGCTAGCCATCGCCTCCGGCACGGCTCTCGGCGGGGCCTTCGGGCACTGGTCGCGGAACTGGGACACCCCGGACCAGCGGCTGCATCCCGACCACCCCGAGAACCCGCTACGCACCCAGAACCTCGGGGACTCCGAGGTCATCGAAACCAAGTTCGGGGAGCGTCTGGACAGCGGCACGCGCATCAACGGCGCGAGCATCAACGCCGCCGTTGTGGACCAGGACGCCCTGGCTGCTGCGCTGAAGGCTGACGCTGAAGGATCGACCCTCGCAAAGGGCACCGGCCTGGCGGGCATCGTGCAGCGCACCACCGAGCGAATCTTCGACGCCGACTGGAAGGTGCTGGGGACCCCGTTGTCGCGCCACTGGGCGATGCCCGCGTACACCCGCGGGACGTTCCAGCGGATCGCCGACCTCGGTGGCCGCCTGACGTCCGGCATGGTCCGCGGCGAAGCCACGGTGTCCGCCGAGACTCTGGCCGCAGTCGAGCGGCAGCACCTGGCGACGGTGCTGGACGACATCAAGCTGACCCTGCGCGAAGCGAATGTCGCTGTGGGTCAGACGCTCACCGAGACCAAGTTCAAGGACTTCGGCAACAAGCTGCGCCCCCTGGGCGACGGGGACTCGAACCGTATCGAGGAGGTCTGGTTCACGCAGGCAATCCGCGGTCGTCAGGTTGCGAAGATGCTGGCGAACAACCGACTCGCCGACGGGCAAAAGGCCGCGACCCGGAAGGCGCTGACCGACGACCTGTCGGCGAAGGGCTTCACCCCGGAGCAGATAGCTTTGGTCGAGGGCCATGTAAACCGCGCCCGCAATGCGCCGCCTGAGTACCACCAGAAGCCGCCGCAGGAACTTGCCGAGAAGGCGCAGAAGTTCCGGGACTCGCTGACAGCCAAGGGGCTAACCCCGGAACAGGTTGCCGAAGTGGAGCGCCAAGTGGCCGGCGCCAAGATCAGCCCGAAGGGTCCCCCGAAGTTCGACGGGACCGGGGACCTGATCGAGGCGCACGCCAAGAGCGTCCGGGACGATCTGGTCGCCAAGGGCTTCAGCGCCGAACAGGCTCATGCCGTCGAGCGCCACATCACCAAGGCGGCCAAGTCCGTCGAGGACCACCTGACCCGCTACGGGGAACGGGCGGTCCGTGCGGGCCTCATGAACCCCGAGGACTTCAAGGGTGCCGGCTACGGTCTCCCCGTCCTCTACCTGCGCGATGCGGTCAACGCCGACCCCGGCGGCTTCCGGGCCGTCCTGGCGCAGCAGCTCATCCGTAAGCTGCCCGACTCCTTCCTCGAAGCCTACGCCGAGAAGCTGGGCAAGTCGCTGGACGAGCTGAAGTCCGAGATGGCTGCAAAGCCGGGCCTGCACGACGAGGCCATGATCGCCTGGCGGGGCGACTACGAAGACGCGATGCGCGACGCCGCCATCGACAACTTCGAGTCCCTGTCGCGGGTCTACGAGAAGCACCGCGCAGACCTGGACATCCAGCTCTACGGGAAGCGGATCGTGGACAAGGCCCGGGACCACTGGAGCATGGCGACCGCCCGCGCCGAGGTCCGCAAGGCCGAGGCTTCCTACTGGGAACGCCGGATCGGTCTGGCCCTCGCCCGCGCCCGTAAGGCCGAGGCTAGGGTCTCGGAGCTGCGTCGGAACTACCCCGACCTGGAAGACCTCGCGGACGACGTACAGACCACCTTCGCCAAGAGCGGCGACGAACTGGATCGTGTCGTCACGTTTCTCGACGGCAAGCTCGCCACGAAGAACGCCGCCAAGTCCGAGGCCCACGAGCTGTCCGCCGCCCTCCGCGCAGACCGCGCAGGGCCGCACGGTCTCGATGCAGCGGGACATCCCGACGTCCTGGCCGCCCGCAAGGCTGAAGTGGCCGAGGCCATCGCCGCCCGGAAGCAGGCAGTTGCCGAGGCGAACGGTGCGATGGACGAACTGCGTCAAGCAGCCCGGGAGTCGCGCAACGCGAACCGCTGGCTGGACGCCGTGGTCCGGAGGATCGAAAGCAGCAAGGCCGACCTGGCGGAAGAACTGAAGGCGCCCGGCCTGGAAGCCACGCTCAAGGGCGAGGCCGACCGGATCGCCAAGCTCAAGGAGACGGCCGAGGCCGCCGCCGACATCCGCCGGACGATGTTCGCCGAGGCCAAGAAGATGCGGGACAAGCTGAAGCTGACCCGCGCCGACGGTCGCGCGATGCTCAAGGACTTCAACGCCGCCAAGCGCGGCCTCCAGCGGATCGAGCGCAGCACGCCTATGCACGAGCTGCTGGACGACATGGTGGAGAAGATTCGCGGTGGCAAGAGCGTCGCGGACGACATGCCGAACGGGATGCTGTTCGACATGAACAAGGACACCGGGCGGCTCAAGGAGCGGACGATCCACTGGGAGCCCGACCTCTGGAAGTCCCTGGAGGATCGCGGCTTCGTTGCGACCGACCTGTACGGGATGCTGAACCAGCACCACCGCGAGATGTCCGGGCGCATCGCGCTCCAGCAGACCCTGGGCACCACGGACCTCACGAAGGTCCTGAAGGGTGTGGACGCCGAGTTCCAGGAGCTGATGACGGCCGCCCGTGCCAAGGGGGACCAGAAGGCGCTGGACCTCCTGGTCAAGCAGCGCGAGGTGGCGGTCGAGGACATCACCCAGGTCTTCAACAAGGTCCGGGGTATCTCCCGGTCCGGCGGGGAAGGCGACGAGAGCATCGTCTGGGCGGCAGACAAGCTGCGCGGCGCGGTCCTGGTTGCAGCCGCTGGTGGCTTCGTGTTCTCCGCGATGGCCGACGTGGCGGCCGGGATGCTGGCAACGTCCGGCTTCTTCCGGGGCCTGGTCAAGCACGCCAAGGGCTACCGCGCTCTGGTCGAGAAGGCGAGGGCGGGAGACCCCGAGTTCCAAGAACTCCGGACGCTCCACGCCTCTATGGAGCACGCGCTGAACATCCAGACCGAGCACTGGATGCTGGGGGACGTCAAGGCCGGCTTCGGATCGCCGAGCGCCCGCGGGATGCGCGAGAAACTGGACACCTTCCAGAACCGCGTCGCCGAGCGCACCACGGCCCTCTCGGGGCTCACCGGGTTCTCGAACTGGGTGCGCCGCACCGCTGGGCTGACGCAGCTCTCGAATATTGCCCGGGACGTCCGGCGCTACGACCAACTCGACGCGGCCACCCGCGCCAACCTGGCATCCATCGGGATCGGCGCGACCGAGGCCCGCGGGATGGCGAAGCTGTTCGAGAAGTACGGGAAGGACGTGGACGGCATCACTACCCCCGGCCTGGCCCAGTGGCGGAATCACCCCAACGGGGACCACCTGGCGGACCGGCTCGGGCAGGCGCTCGTCCTGACCCAGCGTCGGGCGTCCTACGTGCCCGGCTACGCCTCGGTGCCCCTGATGATGAACAAGTGGTACGGGGCGCTGCTGTTGCAGTTCCAGTCCTACGCCTACCAGTTCACCCACTCGTTCTTGCTGGCCGGCACTCAGCGGCTGGCGACGGTCGGAGAGACCAAGTTCATCGGCGCGATGGCGACGCTCATCGCAGCGACCACGGCTATCTCGGCGCTCCGCGCCTTCGTCCGTGGGGAGGACCCCACCGAGAAGGACGAGGCGTGGTGGGCCGGCGAGGTCATCCAACGCTCGGGGCTCCTGGGTTTCACCGGCCCCTACGTGGATGCCACGGTCAAGGCGTTTGGTCCCGCCGCCAATGACTTCCTCGGGGCCCCGGTCTTCGCGGCCAGCTCCAAGTTCCGCGACCGCGCCCCCGCGCAGCAACTGCTCGGCCCCGCTGTGAACTACCTGAACCAGCCGATCCAGGTGGGGCAGGCACTGGCCGAGGGCGACGCCGAGAGGGCCTGGAGGGTCACCCAGAACCTGATCCCACTTCACCAGACGGCGCAAGCCATCGGGGCCCTGCACGACTGGGCCACCGACGAATAGGAGAAACATGCACTCGGAGTTCCCGCTTACCGGGGGCGTGACCCGCTTCCCCGTAAGCTGGCCGTACCTCGAACGCTCTCACGTCCTCGTTCAGGTTGACGGCCTGCCCGTCGCCTACACCTGGCTGTCCGACACGCTGATCCAAGTCACCGACTTGTTTGGCGCCCCGATGCTCGGGACGAAGCTCACGATCACCCGGATCACCCCGGATGACGTGGGCCTCGCCGACATCAAGGACGCCGGCAACCTCACCGCGGCTCAGCTCAACCGGCTGCGCTTGCAGCTCCTGTTCCTGATCCAGGAGCGCTCTGGCGGCATCGCCGGCTCCCTTGTCCCCGCGATCCAGGCGGCGGTCCCGGGACTCGGCCAGCTCAACAACGACCTCGACAACATCAAGGCGATCCTGGACGCCCTGATGAAGGACCTCCAGTCCCTCGATGACCTGAACGCCGATCTGGATTCGACATCTGCGATGGCGGCCCAAACGCGCGAGCAGTTCCTCGCTGCGCTGTTCGACACGACCGACAAGCTGGCGAAGCTGGACGCGCGGATTACGACGCTTCAGAACCAGCAGAACGGGTTCGGGGCGATGGTCTCGAACGAGGCGTACCTGCGGACGTCCGAGGACTCGTCCCTGACGCTGCGGATCGACACAGCGACCTCTGAGTTCCGCGACGCAGACACCCTGATCCGGGGTGCGATAACGACCCTCGAAGGTACGCTGGCCGACACGGAGCAGGCCCTGGCCGGACGGATCGACACCGTACAGGCCGCAGTCGGACAAGGGGAGAACATCTTCCCCAACTCCGGCCTGGTCGCCGCGGTGGAAGGCTGGCCGGCGGCCGGGATGCTGGACCGGACGGCCTCGGGGGTTCCTGCGAACTCTCCGGGAGCGCGGGTACTGAAGCTGACCGCGCTCTCGACTACGAACACCCGGTCCCGGTCCCCGGTCACCCCCGGGTCCGTCCTGGATATCCAGGTTTGGGCGGCGGCGTCCACGACACGCACTCTGACCGTAAAGCTCAAGTTCTTCTCCGCGGACGGGGCGGGCCCCGTGACCGACCCCGGTGGCGGTACCGGGGCGCAGCAGATTCTCCCGGCCGGGTCGGCTTGGACTCGCTGCGCGGGGGTCTACACGGTCCCCGCGAACGCCTCGACGGTCCAGGTCTCCATCGACCAATCAGCAGCAGCGGCGCTGTACTTGACGCTCCCGGACATCCGCATCCGGCCAGCGGCCCTGGCCGCTGTCGAGCAAGCCACGACGGCCGTCGCCAACCGGACTGGCACTGTCGAGGCGCAACACACGATCAAGGTCGTGGCTCGCCAGGACGGCAAGAAGGCCGTGGCCGGCATCGGCCTGAACTCGACCGTCACCGCGGAAGGCGCCGCGCAGAGCGAAGTCATCCTCATGGCGAACAGGTTCCTCCTGACGCCCCCGGACGACATCGAGGGCTCCGCTGAACCGCTGCTGGTCGCCGGCACGGTCAACGGCACACCGACCACCGTCTTCCCGGCGGCCAAGTTTGGCGACCAGACGGTAGGCGCGAAGGTCCTTGTGGACGGCTCCGTCCAAGCCCGACATATGCTGCTGACAGGTGGCGGCGGTGCGGCGCTGAACCTTGACCCGGGCCTGCAAGACCCGTCGGCCTGGACCATCGTCGGTACGCCGGGCGGATTCAAAACCGTCGAGGACGGCGTAGCGGGCACCATCGCCTTCCGGGCCACCGGGCAGGCCAGCCTATTCGGTGCGCAGCCGTTCCCTGTTGTTGCAGGGAAGCGCTACCGCGTTTCGGCGTGGATTCGCTGCTCGGAGGGCGCCATCGGCTCGGCCCGGCTCCGGTACGCCTGGCGGGCTACCGACTCCGGGGGCCTGGCCTCCGAAAACACGGTTCAGACATACGTGAACCCGACGACTAGCTGGACGCGCTACGTCCTGGAAGTCGTGATGCCTGCGGGGCGGCGCTACGCGGTCCCGATCCTAGTCCTGGGGGTCGCCACGACCGGCGGCTACCACGAGGCGCAGGACGTCCGGTTCGAGGAAATGATCGACTCGTCCCTGGTCGTCCAGGGAGGGATCAAGGCCGACCGGATCGACACGCAAGGCATGGTCCTGAAGAACGACGACGGCACCATCGCGTTTGCATCAGGGACCTCTCTGCGGGAAGCGGTGGTCGCTGCCGGCGGGACCGCCCTGTGGGCCCAAGTCACCGGGGCGGGCAAGCCCGAGGACGGGGCGACCGCGGGCGCCACCGTAGGTAGTGACGTCCGAGATGCGAACGGGAACCTGATCGACACGCTGGGCGGCGCCAATCTCCTGCTGAACGCCGGCTTCGAGGACGCGACGAACTTCCTGCGAAGTTGGTCTAGCTCGACGGGCGGGACCACGGGCTCGGTCACCCGAACCCGCGTCCCTGAGAACGGCGTTTTCGGCGACTACGGGGTCCGCATCGACGCCAGCGGTATCGCGTCCGGCGGCGTCGCCGGTCTTCGGCAGGACGTGGCGACAGCGAGCCTGGCGGGGGACTACCTGACGCTCTCTGCGGACGCCTACGGGACCCCGGGCCAGCGGTGCCAGCTCATAGTGCAGTGGTACGACTCGGGCGGGGCTACTGCGAACCTGGTCAACTACAAGTACACCACCCTGTCGGCGACAAAGACGCGCGTCTCGGTGACGACGACCACGCCGGTCCCGGTGGAAGCGGTCGGCATCCGTGTGTACGTTCGGCTGTACGGGCCCTCGGCCTCCGCTGTGGCGGCGTACATCGTGTTGGACAACATCCAGCTCGAAGTGGGCCAGGTCATGTCGGCCTATGGCCCGTCCCCCCGCGACAAGGTAGGCGGGGACAACCCGATCACCTCCGGGAACGTCACCACGTTTATCGCCAACGGCGCCATCGGGTCGCTGCAAGTGGGCGTCCTGACTGCCGCGAACCTCACCGTCGGGGCACTCAGCGACACGGTGAACGGCGGGGCGTCTAGCGGCGGGCGCGTGACGATCCAGACTAACAAGGTCTCCGTCTACGACGCATCCGGGACTCTCCGGAACGTCATGGGCTACCTGCTGTGAGCTACGGCTTCCGCACGTACAAGGCGGCCAACGGGTCGGGGGCGTCCTGGACCTCCCCGACTCAGCGCGGCCTGCTGCACCTGGAGACCCTGAGCGCTTCGGTTGCTGCGGATTCAGTGTTGACGCGCAGCTATCCGGCGTGGGTCGGGCGCACCGGCAAGCACGTTTACCTCCCCACCTTCACGGAGGACAACTACTCCAGCACAGCCTCGGCCCATACGTGTGTGTGGACCTACCCCAACGGGGTCCCCACGCTGACCATCACCGTAGTGACGGCCGCTGTGTCCGCACTCGTCTACGTCTTCATCTCATGAACCTGAAGATTCTGTTTATCGCCCTGACTGTCGCTGCCTGCCTCTCTGCCTGCGGCGGCGGCGGCGGCGGCCCCGAGGCGCCCACACCCACCCAAGAAGAATCGGAGAGTCTTGACCTTGTGAGCTACGGCCTCGAAATCCGGGACGCCGGCGGGCAGCTCATTGCCTCCAATGCGGCCCCGGCGCTCCACTACATCGGAGCCGCCGCCTACGTCTCGACCACTACCGCCCTGGTCGGTTCCGCCTCTGTCACCAAGCCGAAAAGCGTCAGCTACCACCTGTTCAACGTGACGTCGCCGGGCGGTGTCCCGCTCCCCGTAATCGAGGTCACGCCGGGCGCGGGCGCCGTCTACAAGATTCGCGGTGTCACGGCCCTCGGAAACAACGTCTACCAGATCAAGCTGTATTCAACGCAGGGGTCGGCGACGAAAGTCCACGCCTTCGCGCCGCTCCCTGCGGGGACCCCGCCCGCCGAGGCGTGGGGGACCCGAATCATGGGACCCGCGAGTGACCCGCGACCCTACTTCGACAGCACCTTGAAGCCCCTGGTACTCGATGCGGTCGTAGACCTCCCGGAGGTCACCTTGGCGAACGACCCGGAGGCCGGCTACGTAATCCACGGGACCCTCACCAGCACCCCCTACACGCCTCCCGCCTTGGCGCGGGTTGGCGTCGTGGCGCGGGGGCTCGGGGGCGTGGCCTGGGTCAACGGAATGCCGACCCCGGGCACCTACACGGAGACCGTCTCGCTGCGCTTCGAGACCGGCGCCATCCAGCGGGTTCACGGTCCTGTGACCAGCATCTCGAACAACAACGCCGGATCGGACGGCTCCTGGCGGCCGATCACGCTGCCTGCCGAGAACGTCTTCCTGATCGACCTGAACCGCTACCTCCCCTAATGGCCCTCGGCCTACCCAAGGACCTCGCCTGCGGGGTCACTGCGGCTTATCACCGCATCCTTTCCCTCTCCGTCCAATACAACCTGGCCGGCATGAACGAGGGCACCACGGGTCCCGTGGTCACCCTGGAGATTGGCGAGTACGTCTCCAAGGAGGCCCGGGACTCCGGGGCCGTCCCGGTCCGCACGGAAGTCCGGAGCTTCATGGCTACCGACGACATCCGGGCGTTCCTGCGCCCCATCTACAACCTGCTCGCCGCCAACCCCGACCTCGGGTACGCGGGGGCCACCGAGACCTGAACATGAGCAAGAAGATTCTGCACGTCCGCGAGGGCGTCGTTGTCGCCATTTCCTTCCCCAACGAGCCGGTCAACGCCTACGGCGAGTTGGTCGAAGTCGAGAGCACCCTGGAAATCGGCGTTGGTGACAGCGCCCCCGTGGACGTCCCGGCGGCGCCCCGCGCCCGCAAGGCGAAGGCCGAGTAACACCCGCCATGCGCGACGACCTGTCGTTGCCCGGGTTGCTGGCCGCAATGGCCGCACTCGGCGCCCTTGTGGGGCTGGGGAGACTCCTGGCCTCCAAGGAGCCCATGTCGCTGCGCCTTGCCGTAGGCCGCGCCATCGTGTCCGCTGGCCTCGCTGTTGCCGCCGGGGCTCTCCTGGCCTTCCTGCCGGGCCTGTCCCAGACCGCCTTGATCGGCCTCGCTGCTGCGAGCGCTGTGCTGGGCGAGCAGTTCCTGGAACGCATCATCAATGCAAAGACCGGCACCCCGAATCAGTAAACGGCCGCCGGCCGCCGTGCAGTGCCTCGGCCGTACCTGGGAAGTCCAGGTCGTCCCGGACCTCACGGAAGTCGAGGGCGTCTACGGAGACTGCGACAGCCGTCGCCAGCTTGTCCGCATTGCGCAGGACCAGACACACCAGGACGCGCAGGACACCCTCCTGCATGAGTTCGTCCACGCCATCGACCACACGCGCGGCTACGGCTTTACCGAGGAGCAGGTCACCGGCCTATCCACCGACCTGATCGCGCTGTTCCGCGCCAACCCGAAGTTCATCGCCTACATCCTGAAGTGAGCAAAGCTGAAACCATCCGCGAGGCGTTCGAGGCAGCGCTCGTGGCTGGTCTGCGGGGCTCCCCCGTCGTCTCCAAGGACGGCGAGGTAGCCACCGACGAAGACGGAAGCGTCCTCTTGGCGCCGCCCGAAGCGGCGTTCCTTAGCGTGGTCCGCGCCTACCTGAAGGACCGCGCCGACACCGCCGCAACTGGCCTCCCCAAGACCGGCAAGCCTACGGGCCTGCTGAAGGAGTTCGCCGACAAAGTACCGTTCGGCGCACGGGCGCAGTGACGTCCCAGACCTCCGGGTCTCCCTGGTGGTACGCCCACCCGGGCGACCCGGTGCTGTCGGACTTCCGGAACCTCGTGTTCCTGGTCTGGCAGCACATCGGGCTCCCAAGCCCGACCCCGGCTCAGTACGAGCTGGCCTACTTCATCCAACACGGCTGGGCCGGTTACGGGGTCTCCCCGGACGGCACGGTCACCCATTGGTACGGCGACGAGGACGTCGAGCCCGACCGTACCGGCTGGACGCGCTGCGTCGAGCAGAGCCCGCTGGGGCGCTCGGAAATCCTCCAGGCGTTCCGGGGCATCGGCAAGTCCTACCTGACCGCGGCGTTCGCGCTGTGGCGTCTCCTGCTCGACCCGGTGGACACGAAGATTCTCGTGGTCTCCGCGTCGTCCCAGAAGGCCAAGGAGTTCGTCGCCCAGACCAAGACGATCCTGATGACGATGGACCTGTTCGAGCACCTTCGACCAGGCCCCAACGACCGCGACCAGGCTGACCGCTTCGACGTCGCGGGGCACTCCATCTCGCAGAGCCCGAGCGTCAAGGCGGCCGGCATCACCGGCCAGATCACCGGCTCCCGGGCCACGCTCATCATCGCGGACGACATCGAGGTCACGGACAACTCCCGGACCGAGGAAGCCCGCCTACGGCTACTCCAGAAGGTCAACGAGTTCGACGCGATCAAGGTGACTGGGTACGCCGAGGTCTTGTTCCTGGGCACCCCGCAGACCGAGGAATCCATCTACACCCGGCTCGTCAAGGAGCGGGGCTACAACTGCTTCTGCCTACCGGCCCGCTTCCCGCGGGCGGACAAGCGCGGGGGCTACAGGATCACCCGGGACTCCGGGGATGTCGTGGACATCCTGGCCCCGATGGCCCGCCTGGCGGACATCGACGTCCGGTGGGAATGGCTCCCGACCGACCCGGAGCGCTTCAACGAAGCGCAGCTCGCCGACCGCGAGTCCAAGGGTCGCTCCTTCTTCGCGCTCCAGTACATGCTCGACACGAGCCTGTCGGACGCCGAGCGCTACCCGCTGAAGGCTCACGACCTCATCGTCATGACGGTCAACCCGTTCAAGGCGCCGATGTCGCTGGCTTGGGGCCATGACACCGCCGGCAAGAACAAGCGGCAGGACATCCCCAACCACGGGTTCAGCGGCGACTACTACCTGGGCCCGATGTTCGTTGACCCGGAGTGGCGCCCGTTCGAGCAAGCCGTCCTGTTCGTTGACCCGTCGGGTCGCGGGAAGGACGAGACCGCCTGGGCCGTCGTGAAGACCCTGAACGGCATGATGTACGTGACCGAGGTCGATGGCTACGCTGGGGACCCCGGGGAGGCCATGCAGCGCATCGCGCAGGCCGCCAAGCGGCACCAGGTCCACGAGGTCCTGGTCGAGCCGAACTACGCGGGCGCCGTGTGGGTCGCGGCCTTCCAGCCCGTCCTGGCCGCCGTCTGGCCTCCCGAGAAGCCCGGGGACACCGCGGGATGCACCGTGCTCGAAGCCGACTGGAGCAGGGCGCAGAAGGAAGTCCGGATCATCGACACGCTCGAACCCGTGATGACCCTGCACCGCCTGGTCGTGGACGAGCGCGTGGCCCGGGACGAGACCCTGATGTACCAGCTCACGCACATCTCGCGTGACCGCGGGTGCCTGGCCCACGACGACCGCATCGACGCCCTGGCCGGCGCCATCGCCCGCTTCACGTCCACGCTGATGCTGGACGTCAAGGACGCCGCAAACGCCCAGAAGGAGGCCGAGCTGGACGCCGACCTCGAAGACTTCATCGAAACCTGCCTGCACACCGAGCGCTTCGGTATGCGGTCTGGCCGTGCCCTCCACGGTGAGGAAGACGGCACCGACTACTGGGGAGAACGAATCTGACCCTGCTATCCAAGCCCCTCCTGTGGCTCTCCGGAGTCCTGGGGGTCTTGGTCCTCTGCCTGTCCCTCGTTGCCTTCGTGCAGCGGGGGCAGGTACTGGACCTCCGCGCCGAGCTGGTCCGCGTAGACCTGGCGCACGCCCAGAAGCTCCTGGACGTCGAGGATGCCCAGCGCGTCCGCGAGCTGTCCCTGCAATCCAAGGTCACTGCCGCCCAAGCGGCCCATGAACATGAACAAGCTGATCTGCAAGCTGTCGCTGCTGGCCTTCGCGCTGACCGCGACAGCCTGCGCCGCACCATCGCTGCCTACGTCGGCCCCCCGGCCCCTGGCGATTCCTGCGCCTCCGAGCGTTCCCGCGCCGAAACCCTCGGGCTACTACTCGGCGAAGCTGTCGAGCTGGCAGGCGAGAGCGCAGGAGCTGCTGACGAGTGCGGCGCCGGCCTCCGAGCCGTCCTCGACGCCTGGCCCCGCGAAGGAGTGAGTGATGTACGGTGACGGCTTCCTCGAAGGAATCCAGTTCCTGATGTGCCTGGCCCTCGCTGGTCTGGTCGCCATCGTGGCCTGGCTGGTCTACGGGGCCTGGTGGTTCCTGGGTCTCTAGGAGCCCCTGGAATCCCGAGCGGCTACACACCCCTTGCCCCTGGGGCGCGAGAGCGTCCTGGGGCTTCCTGGTGCGTCCTAGACGGGTTCCCGCTCCGCGTGAACCGCAACCCAAGACCAGGACGCCCACTTCCCGTGGCGCAGCCGCTTCCGCACGTAGCGGATACGGACCGGCCCGTGCCATAGGGGCGTCGTGTCGATCACGACACTCTCGCTGCTCCTGGTCGCCGTCGAGGCGTCCGGGAGTTCGCGGGACGCCTGTGCGATGTACTGGCCCGGCACGGCGGCCAACATGCCGGGGTCTTCGTCGTCGTGGTCCATGCCTGGAATCTCGGGACGGTCCTGGTCCCCTGGGGACGGGCTTAAAAACTCCCGAAGTTTCGCGGAGAGGTTTGCCCCCTCGCGCGACGCTGGTTCCCCCCGTGGGGGCCCGTCGGAATCGTGCGCAGACCTGGATGCCGGCAGGCCGACGGGTAGGGCGCCCGAGGGGACCGAGCCCCCACGCTAGCCCCCGCAGTCCAGCCGCAGCACGGCGGCAAGGCGTTGCAGCACAAGGGCTAGCGGGGAGGGGCCTACGGACTAACACAACGTCAGCCCCTCATGCGGCCGTCGTCGGCCTGCCGGCGGCACCCATGACGGCTAGGCATCCTAGGACGTCGGGGCCATCGGCGCGGCCGTCATGGGCCACGGGCTCCCCGGAAAGCGCCGCGCAGTGAACGACGGACACACTTACCAGCTACTGTTTTTTTGCCGACCCCTTGCACAAGTAGCGCAGAACCTTTACAGTTGAGTTCAACGCAGCAAGCAAACGAGACGACGGAATAACCCGGGTGATGCCGGGCGGTCTCAAGAGCTGGCAGCGTAGCGAGGGAAGGCCGGGGCCCTGTGGGCGAGCGCCAGACCTAGCGGCACGCTCTTTAACAATTCGCACACGCTCATTCTTTCTACTGCCCGGGGATTCCTCGGGGAGTAGCCCGATACGGATTACGTCCTTATCGGCTTACTCACTGCCTAAAGGCTTGTCATGAAAAAGATTGATCCTCAAGTCCAGAACATGCTGGACGTCCTCGCCATCGTGAGGGCTCAAGGGGGTGTCACCGTGCGGGATGACGGGCGCTTGATGGTCGTCGTCTCATCGGGGTGCGTGGTCAGCCCCTACAAGGACTGGGAGCGCCGGGTGTCTAACTTGACGCTCACGAAGCTGGCCCGATACGCCTACGACCACTGCCACATCCTGCGGGAGCCCGATCACTGCCTTGGTGTCTGGCGTAACCCCGATGACGGCCTGTATTACCTAGACGTCGTTGTCGTCGTCCGGACCCGCGAAGAAGCTGCCCTGTTGGCTGGCGAGCATGACCAGATCGCCTACTTTGATCTGGACACGATGGAAGAAGTCCGCCCGGAAGTAGCGTAAGACCTACACGGTTGCTAGACACTTGCCCGACGGGATCGGGCTTGTGTGTGTCAACCAAGGAGGGGTGACCCCATGAGTGAACAACGCATCGTTTACCGGCGCCGGGTCTACCGGGTCCGTCCGCAGTGGCGCCGCAGTCCCGAGCACGGCGCGGATGTCGTGGCTTGGTCCGATGGCCGGTTCCATCGTCTGCCCGAGCCGGGCCCGCGTGGCTCCTGTCCGCGTGCTCTGTACGTGGCTCGCGTGGAGCTGGCGCGATGAACCGCAAGCAATACGAAGAAGCCCGGCGCCTGTACCGCGACAACGGTCACGCGGCGCTCCGGTGGATGTCCCCGGATGTCCGGGACGTCATGACCCGCCTGGAGTACCAGCCCGAGGACCCGTTGGGGTATCGGGCGCTGGTGCTGCCGCGGTGGCGGGCGACTGGGAGGCCCGGGGATGCCATCCGCTTGACGTCGTGGCTACCGCCGAGGGCCCGGCCATGACGCCCCACGAACTCGCCCGAGCCCGCCAGCAGGCGGCAACCCGGCGCTTCATCTTCGATACCTCATGAGCCCTGACGCTGCCCCGGCTTGTCCGGGGATGCGTGAGTGTTCAACAACGCGCAGGAGGCGCTTATGTACCAAGGCCATTTGTCCGACGGATCGGGCATTCAAAAGCACTCGGCGGGTGCTTGGTATCCGCTTGTCGTCGGGTTCCGGGAGACGGCGGCGCCGGGGCTGGCCCCGAGGTTCGCGGCGGAAGTCTCGGACCCGTCCGGGGCCGTCATTCACGCCCACGTCATCGGCGGGCAGTCCACGAGGGAGCAACGGCTGGCCGTCATGGACTCGGCGCAAACCGCGGCGGTCCGTCTGTCACGGCTTTACCGGCAGGCGCAAGCGAACCGATGAAGCCGTTCGCCCACTACGGGCGGGCGTGGATCAATCAGCCGTCCACGCTCCAGCCACTGCACCGCCGGCACGGTCAGAACGTCCTGGCCTTCCACGAGGACGCTACCCACTGCCGGATTTACTTCTTGTCCGGGGATGCCGCCAGCGCGAGGGTCCCGACGCTGTGCCTGTCTCCCGGCTGGCATCCGTCGAATCCCGTAAACGAGCGCCCCCAGAGAACGTAGCCGCTAGGCCCTGTCATGGGGCCCTGCGGGTGCGACTTTCGCATCGTCAACACGACACCATCATGAGCGAGCAACAACAAGCACAAGCCCCGGACGTCATCGCCGACAACGGCCTGACCGGGGTTCCCTTGTCCTTCGTCGCCGAGGTCCCGCAAGGGAACGTCAAGAAGGCGATGCAAGGCGCCGGGGCGTCGTCCGGTGACTTGTGGCGGGTGCCCGTCGAGGACCTGCACATCCTGGACGGCCTGAACGTCCGCGGGGAGACCCCGGACTACCTGGACCACATCGAGCGCATCGCGCGGTCGATCCTGTCCGAGGGGTTCTATCCCGACAAGGCGCTGGCGGTCTTCGTCCACGAGGACGGCCGCATCATCGTCCGGGACGGCCACACCCGACTGCGGGCGGCACGGCGGGCCATCGAGCTGGGGGCCCAGATTCCGGTCCTGCCGTGCGTGACGGCCCCGAAGGGGTCCACCCTGGAGGACTTCACCATCGGCCTCGTCAAGAGCAACAGCGGGCGGCCCTTGCTGCCTATCGAGGTCGCGGTCGTCTGCAAGCGCCTGTCCGGCTGGGGCTGGACGAGCGCCAAGATCGCCGAGCGTCTGGATTACACGTCCCGCTATGTGGACGAGCTGCTGGACCTGCTGGCGGCCCCCGCGGCGCTGGTCGCGCTGGTCAAGGACGGCACCGTTTCGGCGTCCACGGCCATGCAGACCATCAAGGACAACGGCGCCACCAAGGCGGCCGAGGCCATCGTCAAGGCGGCCAAGGAAGTCAAGGCCAAGGACCCGAAGGGCAAGGTAACCGCCAAGGTCCTCAAGACCACGACGGACGCCAAGGCGCGGCCCCCGCGTCAGCGCCAAACCGAGGCCGTCGCCCCGACGAACGTGGACCCGGTGAAGGCGCTCCGGGCGGTCTACGACGACCCCGCGTTCGCCAAGCTGGCCGACAAGGTGCAGAGCCTTGTCCTGGCCGTCGTGAACCCCTGATCTGACGGGCCCCGCGAAGGCCCTACCGACTCAGAGACAGCACCAGCTACAGCGGCTCGCTCTCCCGGGCCGTTGTGTCGGGCGCTGTGCCCGAGAACCGAGAACACCATGAACCCACGTTTCGAGCGCGATGCGCGATACCCGTGGTCCGTCGTCCTCCGCGGCGAGCACTACGCCCCCGAGAACCTGGAGACCGGCGAGCGCCTGACCGTGTGTCAGAGCACCAGCTATCAGGCGGCCGACCGCGGCCTGGACTCCTACCTTGAGGGTCTGGACGCCGGGGTCACCCCGCGCGACGCCCTCACCGAAGCCGCTGCCTGGACCTTCGCCGCGTCCTGCGACATGGGCGCCGGTCGCTTGGTCCCGGTCTGACGCGGCCCCTACCGACCTGAGACAGCACCAGCTACAGCGGCTCCGCGAGGGGCCTCTGTGTCGGGCGCTGTGCCCGGCACGGAGCAGCCAATGAGCTACTACGACATCCCGGCGGACATCCGGGAAGCCTATGAAGAATCCCGCGGGGGTGACGAATGAGCACCACCCGCGAGTTCTTGCTGGAGGTCGCCGAATCCGGGGTTCGGTTGGGCTTCTGGACCATCACACAAGTCCCGGACGAGGACGACAGCTACGGCCGCTTGTCCGTCAGCGATGCCGCGGGGCTGTCCTTCACGCTCTACTACACGAAGACGTGGAACACCCCGCCAAAGATCGTGGCGACGATCAGCTACCTCGTTGAGGGCGCCGAGCGTGTCGGCACTCGGGACGCACTGCGGTACGGTGAGGCGACCATCGAGGCGTCCTGTACCGCCTCCCGGGACCCCGAGGCCATCGCCAAGGACCTGAACCGCCGCGTCGTGGCCCACCCGGACGGTAAGCGCCAGGCGCAGGCGGTCCGGGACCTCCTGAACCGTCGGCTTGCCCAGCGGGAGGCACTGGACGGACACCTGGCGGCGCTGGGTCGGCTCGGGTTCGAGGTCCCGCAGCACGCATCCCGCAGCTACTACAAAGCGGACGTCTGGCGGGCCGGTATGCCCCGCATGGAGGTCAGCGCCGATGGCTGCGTGTCCGTGGACCGCCTGGACATCCCGGTCGAGAAGGTCCCGGCGCTGCTCGCACTCCTGGGGGTTACCCCGGAAGCGTCGGCGGCATGATCCCCCGAATCGAGGGGTCTCCTGGACCCCCCTACAAAGGTTTGCGGGGCGGAAGGCGTCAGGGGTTTGTTCCATCCCCTCAACGGGGGACAATCACTATTCGTAACGAAGTGTGAAGACAAAATGGACCTCCTAGAACCGTCCGGGAAGCTCCGGGCCACCCTACCCGCGGGGGCGTCCGTTGAAGCGCTCCTAGGGGCCGCCTGGGGCCTCCGCGAGGGCCTGGACCGCATAGTCGTCGTCTCGGTTCCTGATGGCTGGGAGCTTGCGCTCTACCGTCAAGGCGCGATCCCCCGGACGCAACGTCTGGGCGTCGTCACCAAGGTGCGCGACGGGAACAAGCAGGCCATGCTGGAGACGGCATGGGCCGAGCTGCTGGACGAGGGCTGGTCAGTCCGCTGAATAAATTCGACCAGAGTAGATGACTCCGAGGACTCTTATGACTCTCATAGAGTCATGAGGGTTCTCATTAACTACTCCTTAGAGAAAAAGAGAGATATCTAGAGAACTCTCAAGAAGGGCCAAGACTTGAAGGACCGTCGGGGACGAGACACCCCGACGGCCTTGACGCCTTGGTCCCGCGCCAGCGCTTGTTCGTGGCTGGGTCGGACAACGAGGAACGGGTCGCCGTCCTGGCGACAAAACAGGGTGCGGTCGTGCCTCCGCTTGTGGAGTAGACCGCTGTGTATGGAAACCATCACGCATGACCATCGGTGCGATACTCACGCTTGTCGTCGTTGCCTGGACAGTCTGGAGCATCTACGACGACCTGATGAACTGACTCAACACAATTACAAGGAGCGACCCTTATGGCTGACCGGACTTCCGCGACATCGAAGACCCTTCGCAAGCGCTTTGGTGCGAAGTTGAAGGTGTGGCGCGAGGAAGCTGGCCTGACTCAGCACGACTTAGCGATAAAGCTCGGCTGGAACTACTACACGATGGTTTCCCAGATCGAGCGTGGTCTGAGCCGCATAGCGCCCGAGGACATCCCAGTCTGGGCCGAGATGCTGCGTCGGCCGCCGAAGGAATTCGCAAAGCAGTACCTGTACTACACAGACCCCTATGTCTACGCCGCCCTCTATGACCTCAATCCAATTGACGAAGAAAAGCTCAAGCACTTCCGCCCAACAAAGCGCGGCGGCTGAAGCTGTCCACCAGATCGCCCAGGAGCTGCGGCTGATGGGCCTGCTGGTCGAGGACTTCGAGGCGGGTTCCCCGGATGTCGAGGCGTTCTTCGCTCTGTCCGTGGGTGACGAGGACTTCGTTGTCGGCGAGGACCGGGATGCCCGGCGTATGTACGTGCGCGACCAGGACGGCTGCACGATGCTGGAGACGGATGAAGACCACCGGGCGCACTTCGACCGCTGGTTGTGCCAGCGGCTCAGCCGCCGTTGATCCACCACTGACCCACGCCGGGGCCCCTTCGCGGGCCCTTTGCTTTTCTGGAGACCACCATGAGTGTCTACAAGCGGCCGGGCTCGTCAGTCTGGCAGTACGAGTTCGAGCTGAAGGGCCAGCGCTACCGCGGGACCACCGGGGAGACCGAGAAGTCCCTGGCGATCCTGTTCGAGGCCAAGCAGCGTGAGCAGGCCAAGGAGACGGCGAACAACCCCGGGTTGAAGTTCTGGACCTGGGGCCAAGCGGCGGCCCTCTGGCTGGAGCAGGGCGAGGTCGAGCGCCGGGACTTCGAGAACGACAAGAGCCGCGTGCGCAAGCTGTTCGGCCGGGTCCTGGAGGACGGCCAGGAAGTCCCGAGCGGGCGTCACGCCTTCCCCGAGGACCTAATGATCCACGAGACGCACGCGGGGCACGTCGCCGAGCTGTTCGCCGCCCGGCGGACCGAGGTTGCCCGGCACGGTCGAAAGAACGCGCCGGGCACGATGAACCGCGAGCTGGCCCTGCTGCAAGCTATCTGCGAGTTCGCCCGGCGTAGCCAAGTCAAGATGCCGGCGCAGCCGATTGTCTGGCGCGACTACCGGGCGCGGGAGCCCCGCGGGAAGCTGCGCTACCTGAGCGAGGCCGAAGAAGCCGCGCTGTTGCAAGCGACGGCCGACGAAGTGGGGCGCTACAAGGACCCGAACGGTCCGCAGGCTCGGATGGCGCAGGACCAGTTCGACCTCCTGGTCTTCCTGTTGGACACCGGGGCCCGCTACGACGAGGTGGCGTCGCTGTCCTGGTCGTGCGTGGACCTGGGGCGAGGCACCGTCGAGCTGTACCGCCGCAAGGTGGACAACGAGGGGACGCTGGGCCTGACGCGGCGCCTGTGGCGCCTGCTGGAGCACCGCCGGTCGGTCTATCCGAACACGACCTACATCTTCAGCGCCTGGGATCGCGGACGGCTGGTCACGGACCGCCCGCGCGGCTGGTCCACGAATGGCCTGCTGCGGAAGATGGACGCACTCGGGATCAACGACCCGGACATCGTGAAGCGCAAGGGGAAGGCAACGGCCCACACGATGCGCGACACGTTCGCTGCCCGGCAGATCAAGGCGGGTGCCACGCTGTACGAGCTTCAGCACCTGCTCGGCCATGCCGACCCCAAGATGACGCAGAAGTACGCGCACATCTACGACGACTTCGGCAAGGCCGGCGCGAGCCGCCTGGACGCGCTGCACGAGCTGAACCGGCTCCCGAAGCTGGCTGCGAATAAATTCGACCAGGGTGACGACCCTATCGCCAAGCCCCGCCTGATCCAGGCGGGGCTTGGCGTTCTGAATAAATTCGACCAGGGTGACGACCCTATCGCCGGGCCCCGCACTTCGCGGGGTCCCGCACTTTTCCCCGATGTAGCGGTCCCCGCAGTGAAGTAG